CTGGAATTTGCCGAACAGGAAGAAATTGCCTTTACCAGTGGCGACGGCAGCAAAAAACCAAAAGGTTTTCTGGCTTACGAGTCCACCGATGAAGATGACAAGACCCGTGCGTTTGGCAAACTTCAGCACATTGCTTCCGGTGCGGCTTCCGGCGTGACTGCCGATGCGATCATTAAACTGATTTACACCCTGCGCAAGGCGCACCGCAGCGGCGCGAAGTTCATGATGAACAACAGCAGCCTGTTTGCCATTCGTCTGCTGAAGGATAACGACGGAAATTATCTGTGGCGTCCGGGTATTGAGCTGGGTCAGCCTTCTTCTCTGGCAGGGTATGGCATCGTTGAGAATGAGCAGATGCCGGATATTGCCGCCGATGCAAAAGCCATTGCGTTTGGTAACTTCAAACGCGGCTATACCATCGTTGACCGCATCGGTACCCGTATCCTGCGCGATCCGTACACCAACAAACCGTTTGTGGGTTTTTATACCACCAAGCGAACCGGCGGTATGCTGGTGGATTCTCAGGCGATTAAGCTGATGAAAATTGGGGCTGCAACCCGCCAGAAAGCCGCTGCGTAATGCGGTTTTTTTTGTGCCCGCGTAATTGCGGGCACAGGAGGAAAATATGCTCCTGAAAGAAGAGGAAATTAAATCTCACCTCCGGCTCGATGATGGTTTGTACAGTGACGGCGATTTTCTGAAACTGCTGGCGCAGGCGGTACAGAAAAGAACAGAGACATACCTGAACAGGAAGTTGTATGCCCCGGAAGAGACGATTCCGGAAGACGATCCTGACGGGATGCATCTGACTGATGATGTTCGTCTGGCAATGCTGATGCTGGTCAGTCATTTTTATGAAAATCGCTCAACGATCACCGATGTGGAGAAACTGGAAACGCCAATGAGTTTCAGATGGCTTGCTGGCCCTTACAGGATTGTCCCGCTATGAAAATCAGGCAAAGTCAGACCAGTGCCACTTACCTTTTACCGGATCCCGGAGAGCTGAATCGCCGGATAAAGATCCGCCTTCGGGTGGATGAACCCACCGCTGATTTTGGTACGGAGCCGACATATACGGAGTCGTTTGATGTCTGGGCAAAGGTGGCTCAGCCAGGCGCTGCCGCTTATCAGGGCTCAGTGCAGACAGAAAATATCGTTACGCATTATTTTACGATCCGTTTCCGTCACGACATCACGGCAGATCATGAGGTGGTTTATTACGGTCAGGAGTACCGGATCCGGCGAATACGCGACCTGAACGGTCAGCGGCGTTTTTTATTGCTGGAATGTGAAGAACTGCGTACAGCGCGACGACGGGGTGAATGCCATGAATCAGACAGCATTTTTACACGTCGACTTTAAACAACCAAAGGAGCTGGAGTTTAATCGCGCCCGTCTGCGTCGGGCATTTGTGCAGATCGGGCGCGTCTATATGCGCGACGCAAGACGTCTGGTGATTAAACGCGGACGATCCGGTCCGGGAGAGAACCCGGGATATCAGACCGGGCGTCTGGCCCGCTCCATCGGTTATTACGTTCCCAAAAAAACGACGCGTCGCCCCGGACTGATGGTGAAAATTTCTCCTAACCAGAAAAACGGGCAGGGGAATCGCCGTTTCCCTGAAGGCGCACCCTATTATCCGGCATTTCTGTATTACGGCGTTCGCCATTCAGCTTATGGAATGGATAAAAAGGATAAGCGGCAGAAGAAGCACCATTCTTCGGCTTTCCGGCTGGCTCCGCGTAATAACTTTATGGCTGACGTTATTGAGCGGCGGCGTCACTGGACGCAGGAACTGTTGTCCCGTGAGTTGCAGCGTTCGTTACGTCCGGTAAAAAGGAAGCATAAATGAAACTGACAACAATAATTGCGGCGTTGCGTGAGCGATGCCCGCGTTTTGAGAATCGTGTTGGTGGTGCAGCGCAGTTTAAGGCGATCCCTGATGCCGGAAAACTGCGTCTGCCTGCTGCCTATGTTGTCCCCTCTGACGATGCGCCGGGGGAACAAAAATCACAGACCGATTACTGGCAGGATTTGACAGAAGGCTTCTCCGTTATTGTTGTGCTCAGCAATGAGCGTGATGAAAAAGGGCAGTGGGCAGCCTATGACGCCGTTCATGATGTTCGTAGAGAACTCTGGAAAGCCCTGCTTGGGTGGATGCCGGACCCGCAGGGGGGCGAGATTGTTTATGCCGGTGGCACGCTGCTGGATCTGAACCGTTACGAACTGTATTACCAGTTTGATTTTACGGCGAAGTATGAAATCACGGAAGAAGACACGCGACAGGCAGAGGACGTGAATGCTCTGCCGGATTTATCCCTGCTGAGTATTGATGTGGATTACATTGATCCTGGTACTGGCCCAGATGGTGACTTTGAGCACCATCTGGAAATGCGTTTCCCTCAGAAATAAGAGTCCCTCATGTTTGTGAAACCCCTGAAAGGGCGGTCGGTTCCTGACCCTGCCCGTGGAGACCTTTTGCCTTCTGACGGGCGAAATGTGGAAGAAAACAGCTACTGGCTCCGCCGTATAGCGGCGGGTGATGTGGCACGTGTTAAACAGGATAAGGCTAAAAATCATGACGATAAGTTTTAATACTGTTCCGTCAGACACGCTGGTGCCGTTGTTTTACGCCGAGATGGACAATTCTGCGGCAAATACAGCAGTGACCAGCGCGCCTGCATTATTGATCGGGCATGCCAGCAACGATGCCGCCATTGAGGTTAACAGCCTGGTGTTGATGCCGTCGGCAGATTATGCCCGTCAGATTTGTGGGGCCGGGAGCCAGCTGGCGCGTATGGTTGACGTCTACCGTCAGACAGATCCTTTCGGTGAACTGTATGTTATTGCAGTACCGGAAGCCAAAGGGGCGGCGGCGACGGTCAGGGTGACAGTTACCGGAGAAGCAGAGGAAAGCGGCACCCTGAGTCTGTATGTCGGGCGCTACCGTGTACAGGTGCCTGTGGTGAATGGCGATGATGCTACTGCGGTTGCCACCGCGATTAAGGAAGCGGTAAACGGGGTTATCACCCTGCCGTTTGCGGCGTCATCTGATGCAGGTGTGGTGACGCTGACTGCCCGCCATAAGGGGCTGTATGGTAACGAGTTGCCTGTCTGCCTGAATTATTATGGTTCTGGTGGTGGTGAGATTCTGCCTGCGGGGCTTCAGGTTGTGACGGAAGCCGGAACTGCGGGTAGTGGCGCGCCTGATCTTACTGCCGCTGTTGCTGCTATGGGCGATGAGGCATTCGACTTTATCGGTCTGCCGTTCAACGATGCCGCCTCCATCAATATGATGATGACCGAAATGAATGACAGCAGCGGTCGCTGGAGTTATGCGCGCCAGTTATACGGGCATGTCTATACCGCAAAACTGGGAACGCTGTCAGAGCTGGTTGATGCCGGAGATATGCATAATCAGCAACATATCACGCTTGCCGGTTACGAAAAAGAAACCCAGTCGCCTGTCGATGAACTGGTTGCCAGTCGCCTTGCCCGTGAAGCGGTATTTATCCGCAATGATCCGGCCCGTCCGACACAGACGGGGGAACTGGTGGGGATGCTTCCGGCACCGAAAGGTAAGCGATTCATCATGACAGAGCAGCAGACCCTTTTATCTCACGGCGTGGCGACGGCTTATGTGGAAGGCGGCACGTTGCGGATCCAGCGTTCCGTAACCACATACAAAAAGAATGCATATGGCGTGGCAGACAACAGCTATCTGGACAGTGAAACACTGCATACCAGCGCATATGTTCTTCGCAAACTGAAATCGGTCATCACAAGCAAGTACGGACGCCACAAGCTGGCAAATGATGGTACCCGTTTTGGTCCTGGGCAGGCGATTGTTACTCCTGCCGTTATCAAAGGGGAGCTTCTGGCGACATATCGTCAGATGGAGCGTGCCGGTATTGTGGAAAATTACGATCTGTTTAAACAGTATCTGATAGTTGAGCGTGATGCGGATAACCCGAACCGACTGAACACGCTGTTCCCGCCGGATTATGTTAACCAGTTACGTGTCTTTGCGGTGGTTAACCAGTTCCGTCTCCAGTATTCAGAGGAGTCAGCATAATGGCAAAGATCGCCGGAACCTGTTTTTTTAAAGTGGATGGTCAGCAGTTATCGCTGACAGGTGGCATTGAAGTGCCGATGAACACCAATGTCCGGGATGATGTCGTCGGCATGGCTGGTGATGTGGATTACAAGGAGACCTGGCGGTCACCTTACGTTAAGGGCACGTTTAAAGTGCCCAAAAATTTTCCGGTCGACAAAATTACCACCTCAGACCAGATGACGATTACTGCCGAGCTGGCAAACGGCATGGTGTATGTGCTTTCGGCGGCATGGCTGCATGGCGAAGCAAACCATAATGCCGAAGAAGGTACGGCAGATCTTGAATTCCACGGCGAAGAGGGAGGATATCAGTAATGAGCGTGACAGAAATTGTTTTAAAAAAACCGGTGACAGCGCATAACGAAACGCTGCATGTGCTGGAGTTGCGTGAACCCACGTATGACGAAATCGAGGCCCTGGGTTTTCCTTTCATTATTTCCGGTGAAGGCAGTATTAAACTGGACAGCCAGGTGGCACTGAAATATATCCCGTTGCTGGCGGGGATCCCGCGTTCATCGGCGGCGCAGATGGCAAAACTGGATATTTTTAAGACCAGCATGCAGATCCTGCGTTTTTTTACCCAGTCGGAGACGGGAAGCACCTCCGGAAACGACTCTACAATGTTGCCTGGTTCTGGAAACTGAATCCACTGGAGCTGCGACGGGTGGCTATTTCGCAGTTTACAGAACTGGAAGCCGAGGCCGCCCGCATTAACGAGGAGATGAAGCATGGCTGACAGTTTTCAGCTGAAGGCGATCATCACTGCCGTGGATAAGGTGTCGGCACCGCTGAAGGGGATGCAGCGCCAGCTGAAAGGTTTTAAAAAGGAGTTTGCCAGCCTGTCACTGGGCGCAGCGGGTGCCGGAACCGCAGTACTGGGGGCGCTGGCGCTCCCGGTCAAATCTGCCATTGCCCTTGAATCAAAAATGGCGGATGTCCGGAAAGTGGTGGATGGTCTGGATACGCCGGAAGCGTTTAAGGCAATGACGGAACAGGTGCGCGACCTGTCAACAGAACTGCCCATGTCGGCGGAAGGTATCGCCGAAATCGTGGCGGCGGGTGGTCAGGCTGGCATCGCCCGTGACGAGCTGATGCAGTTTACTGACGACGCCGTGAAGATGGGGGTGGCCTTTGACACCACGGCGGAAGAATCCGGTCAGATGATGGCACAGTGGCGCACTGCCTTTAAACTGACACAGGGAGAGGTGGCAGGGCTTGCGGACAAGATTAACTATCTTGGTAATACCGGTCCTGCGAGTGCGAAAAAGATTTCTGATGTTGTGACCCGTATTGGCCCTTTAGGCAGTGTTGCGGGTGTGGCCTCCGGAGAGATTGCCGCAATGGGGGCAACCATTGCCGGAATGGGGGTGGAATCAGAAATTGCGGCGACGGGGATAAAGAATTTTATGCTGTCGCTGACAGCGGGGAATTCTGCCACCAAATCGCAGAAAAAAGCGCTTCGCCTGTTGCGCATTGACCCGAAAAAACTGGCGGCGGATATGCAGAAAGACGCCCGTGGGGCCATGCTGCACGTACTGGATTCTCTGGCGAAAGTGCCGAAAGAAAAACAGGCTGCTGTGCTTAATGCGCTGTTCGGGAAGGAGTCTCTGGGAGCCATTGCGCCGCTGCTCACGAATCTGGATTTGTTGCGAACCAATTTTAATCGTGTGGCGGATGCGCAGCAGTATGGCGGCTCAATGCAGAAAGAATATGCCGCCCGTGCCGCGACGACGGAAAATCAGTTGTTGCTGCTGCAGAACCAGATCAATGCGATTTCTTCCACGCTGGGGGAAACCTTCCTGCCTTCAATCAATGAAGGCATAAAAGAGATGAAGCCTTTTCTGGAAGAAGTGCGCACGTTTGTCAGAGAAAATCCTGAGGTCGTAAAAACCATCGCGAAAACTGGAGCGGCATTACTGACGATGGGCGTGGCGATTGGCACATTGACACGCATAACAAAAATCATGGGTAGCGTGATGAATATGACGCCGGCAAAGGGATTAATTGCGCTTCTCGTCGGTGGTGCATATCTCATAATTGATAACTGGGAAACCGTTGGACCGGTTATTAAAAATGTCTGGGAAGTCATTGATGGCACCGCCCAGGCTATGGGGGGATGGGAAACGATCCTTAAAGCTATCGCCATTTTTATGGCGACAAAGTGGGTCACCGATGTCACCAAATCAATCAGCATTGTGACGAAGGATATGCGCACACTCGGCAAGGTCACTGCCGCTACCGGATTGTTTGGTAAAGGCGGGGGCGTTATCGGAAAAGCCGGTGTATATGGGATGCTGGCTTCTATGATGTGGGAGCCCGTCGAAAATGCACTTGAATCAATTCTGCCTGAGGGCGATGTTAACTGGGCCAGGGATCATGGCATATATCTGGCCTCTGACTGGACCCCGTTTTTTAATCGAAAAAATTATGAGGAATACCAGGCATCCCTTAATCAGCCGCGTCAGTACAAACCGAATGTTCCTTTGCTTAATCCGGCGATATCGTCTGTGGCAGCACGTGGTGAAATCAAAGTCACGTTTGACAATGCGCCACAGGGAATGCGCGTTATCGATTTGCCGAAAACAGGCGATCCCTTTATGAAAATCACCCATGACGTTGGGTATTCACCTTTCAGGCGTTAATAATGGGGTATCAGAATGGATTTTCCTTCCTTACCTTCTTTGTCCTCTTTGTTTTCTTCATCTTCCGGAACGACCTGGCGCGATAATCTTTACGATGCTTCATTTCGTGGCGTTCCGTTTTCGGTGGAGAGCGACGAGGGTTCGTTCGGACGCCGCGTTCAGGTCCATGAATATCCAAACCGTGACAAACCGTACACGGAAGATCTCGGGCGTGCCACGCGACGGCTGACGATTAATGCGTATCTCGTTGGTGATGATTACGCAGAGCAGCGCGACAGGCTGATTACCGCGATTGAAACCGCCGGACCGGGGACGCTGATCCATCCCCAGTTCGGTGAAATGCAGGGCTGTATTGACGGACAGGTGACCGTTTCTCACTCCAGCACTGAAGGTCGTATGTGCCGGGTTTCATTTCAGTTTGTTGAGAGCGGGGAACTGTCATTTCCGGTCGCCGGAGCCGCAACCGCCAGAAAACTGGAGGAGTCGTCCGGATTCCTGGATGAGCTGATTGAAGACATGTTCGGCGATTTTGATCTCGCGGGAATATCGGACTTTATTCAGAACGATGTTATTGCCCGGGCAACCGATATGCTGGGAACCGTTCAGACGGCTTTCAAAATGGTTAATTCTGCTGTTTCTGCCGGAATGAGGCTGATGCAGGGCGATTTATCCGTCATTCTGATGCCGCCATCGGTTGCCAGTGATTTTGTGCATACGTTGCAGGATACCTGGCGGGCAGGAACCAGACTGGTGGATAACACACAGGATCTGGTGCAGTCCATAACAACAATGTCCGGTATTACGCTGGATCCAGGACTGGCACCGCGCGCGGTGTGGCCCACAGATTCCGCATCGGTTGTCAGGCAAAAACAGCAGACAAATCTGGTGGCTGCAGTCATCCGGACGACGGCAATCAGCGAGGCTGCAAGGGCGGTCACTTCACTGCCGCAACCCGGAAGTCTGGTGAAAAATCAGCAGGCGGTTGTGGCTGTTGGTGGTTCCACTGAACGTCAGTCCGATATCATTCATGTTCCTCATCCGGCACTTGACAGTGTGGCTGCCAGTACAGAGCAGAATGAGACAGCACAACCACCCACGCGGGAAAATCTCACCATCATACGCGAATCGCTGAACGCGGCGATTGAACAGGAGCTCAGGCGTACGGCGGATGACAGGCTGTTTTTTCAGCTGACGTCATTACGTACAGAACTGAACCGGGATATTCAGGCCCGTCTGGTTCAGACGGAGGAAACCGCAGAGCGAACGCCAGCGGAGGTTCTTCCTGCGCTTGTTCTGGCTGCGTCATGGTACGACGATGCGTCCCGTGAAACTGATATCCTTGAGCGAAATGCCATCTCTCATCCGGGCTTTGTTCCGGTCAGGGCATTAAGGGTACCCGTCAGATGAATAATACCGTTTTACTTCGGGTTTCCGGTCGCGAATGGGGCGGCTGGACATCCGTCCGTATCAGTGCGGGCATTAACCGTATTGCCCGGGATTTTAATGTCGCCATTACCACCCGCTGGCCCGGCAGCCGGGATTATCAGCCCCGGATAAAAAATGGTGAGCTGGTTGAAGTGCTTATCGGGGATGAGCCCGTGCTCACCGGATATGTGGAGGCACTACCGCTTCGTTATGACGCCTGCAGCATCAGCATGGGAATTGTCGGGCGAAGCAAAACAGCCGATCTGGTTGACTGCTCTGCTTTGCCACTCCAGCAGAGCGGAAAAAACCTGCTCAGAATCGTCAGTGAACTGGCTGCACCATTTGGCATCACCGTTGTTGATGCTGGCGTGCCGCAGACAGCGGTGATTGATGCCCAGCCGGAACACGGCGAAACCGTTGCCGATTGTCTTAACCGGTTGCTGGAGCAGGTTCAGACGCTGGCTTATGACGATGAATGCGGGCGACTGGTTCTGGGAAAACCCGGAACAGGCAAAGCGGCGACAGCACTGGTGCTGGGAGAGAATATTCTTTCCTGTGACACGGAAAGAAGCATCAGAGAGCGGTTTTCTGAATATCAGGTCAGTGGGCAGCGCCCGGGCAACGATGATGATTTTGGTGAGGCCACCATTGCCGCAATACGTCAGACCATTCAGGACAGTGGTGTGACCCGTTATCGCCCTTTGTTGATTCAGCAGTCAGGCACAGCAACGACAGCAACCTGTAAGGCCCGTTGTGAATTTGAAGCGCGTCAACGGGCTGCGCTTACCCGTGAGACAACATATACGGTTCAGGGCTGGCGGCAGGGCAGTGGCGCGTTATGGCGTCCGGGGTTATCTGTCATCGTTTTCGACCCGCTGAATAATTTTGATAATGATGAACTGGTGATCGCAGAAGTTACCTATAACCAGGACGACCGGGGCACGACGACCGAATTACGGGTTGGCCCGGCAGATGCTTATCTCCCTGAGCCTGTCACCGCCAGGAAGAAAAAAAATGTTGAGGAGGATTTCTGATGAACGGGTTTTCTCTTCGCAATCTGATTTCCCGGGCTGTCATCACGGCGGTGGATTCAGCCAGAAAGTGTCAGTCTGTAGGGTTGAAAATGATAGCCGGAGATCAGAAACAACACGTTGAGCACCTTGAGCCTTATGGTTTTACATCTGCTGCACATAACGGTGCTGAGGGCGTTGCTTTATTCCCGGCGGGCGATCGTTCTCATGGTGTGGTTGTGGTCGTGGCTGACAGACGTTACCGGTTGAAAGGACTGAAACGTGGGGAAGTGGCGCTTTATGACGATCAGGGGCAATCCGTTGTCCTGACTCGTTCCGGTATTGTGGTGAACGGGGGCGGGAAGCCCATTATTTTTCAAAACGCGCCTAAAGCGCGCTTTGAAATGCCTGTCGAATCCACCGCTGATATTACTGACAATTGCGACAGTGGCGGACTCAGCATGCAGCAAATGCGGCAGACCTACAATGCCCACAAACACACCGAAAATGGTGATGGTGGTGGGATCACTGACACGCCAGATCAACCGATGGGCTGAAAATCATGATGATTAATGTTAACGGGCGATCCGTGTCGACCGGGGCTTCGCTCGACCTTCTGACGCGTGCTGTGATTATTTCGCTTTTTACCTGGCGGCGTGCCGGGCGGGATGATGATGCACCGCAGATATTTGGATGGTGGGGAGATACCTGGCCTGCGGTTCAGAATGATCGCACGGGGTCGCGTCTGTATCTGTTGCGACGCAGCAAGCTGACAAATAAAACCCCGCAGCTTGCCAGAGATTATGCCCGTGAGGCGCTGGCGTGGATGGTGGAGGATGGTGTTGCTTCCCGTCTTGATATTAACGCTGTCCGGACCGGGACAGACTCGCTGGCACTTGCCATTACCATTTACCAGCGTGACGGCAATATTCACAACATTATTTTTGATGATATCTGGAGTGAACTGAATGGCTGACAGTCAGTTTTATCGCCCCGGCCTTCCGCAACTTATTTCTATGATCCGGAGCGATTTATTAACCCGCTTTGAGCAGGATACGCTGCTTCGTCGTATGGATGCGGAAGTGTATGCCCGTGTACAGGCTGCAGCCGTACACACGTTATACGGGTATATCGATTATCTTGCCAGAAATCTGTTGCCGGACATGTGTGATGAAGACTGGTTGTACCGGCACGCCAGAATCAAACGCTGCCAGCGAAAAGATGCGGTGGCAGCCCGGGGATTTGTGCGCTGGGATGGCGTAGAGGGAACGCCGGTATTGCCAGCGGGAACGCAGATCCAGCGTGATGATCAGGTGACCTTCACCACGACGGCGACGGTGACCGCAGCCGATGGTCTTCTCCGGGTGCCTGTTGTGGCAGATGAACCGGGGGTAGCGGGGAATACGGATGATGGTATTGCCATGCAACTGGGAACACCCGTCAGTGGTCTGCCGTCCACAGGGTACGCTGACACCATTACAGACGGTGAAGATATTGAAAATCTGGAAATATGGCGTGCCCGTGTTATGGAACGTTATTACTACATTCCACAGGGGGGCGCAGACCCTGATTATGTTATCTGGGCGAAAGAAGTTCAGGGCATTAACCGTGCATGGACTTTCAGACACTGGAAAGGGATTGGAACGGTTGGCGTGATGGTGGCGACAAACGATCCGGAACACCCGGCCCCGGATGAAAGCGTGATTAACGCAGTCAGGGACCACATCCTTCCTCTGGCACCTGTTGCCGGAAGTGGATTGTATGTATTCGGTGCCACAGAAAAAGTCATCCCGATGACGATTGCGTTATCGAAAGACACACCGCAGATCAGGGCGGCAATAAAATCAGAACTGAATGCGCTGATGTTCCGGGATGGTGTGCCGGAAGGGCGCATGTATCTGTCCAGAATCAGCGAGGCTATCAGTTTATCTGCAGGTGAGGTGGCCCATCGACTTATCGACCCTTCATCGGATATTGACCTGGGGGAAACTGAGCTTCCGGTACTCGGGGAGATCACATGGCAGGCTTATGACCCGGTAAGGAGTAAATAATGGATACGTTACAGGATGATTATACAAAATTGTTGTATGGCCTGATGCCGCCGGGACCTGCATGGTCAGATACCGACGGTGTACTTGACGGTCTGGCACCATCGCTTGTGCGTGTTCACCAGCGGGCTAATGAGCTGGTGATTGAAATCGATCCCGGTCAGTCCACAGAGCTGATTGATCGTTATGAAGAATTGTATGGTTTACCTGATTCCTGTTCCCCTGTCGGAACCCAGACATTACGCCAGCGTCAGCAACGTCTTGAAGCAAAAGCCAATGTGGCTGGTGGCATAAATGAGCAGTTCTTCCTGGATCAGCTTGAGGCGCTGGGATATACCGGCGTGACGATCGAACAGTTCCAGCACCTGGATGCAAGCCCCGATCCGGAATGGGGAGATCGCTGGCGTTACTTCTGGCGTGTGACGTTACCAGTGGATGCTGGCGCGCAGTGGCAGACATGTACGGATACCTGTAACACACCGATCCGGACGTGGGGCGATACGATTGCGGAGTGCGTGATTAATAAATTATGTCCGTCACACACCGTCGTTTTATTTTCCTATCCAGACGAGGATGAAGATGCACAGGATTGATACGCTGACAGCGGTAAAAGATAAGTTTGGCCCGGGCAAGAACGGATTTACTGATGGAAATCTTCGCACAGGACGTCTTGCCACCTGGCTGAACAGTGCCATGTGGGATGCCATTCAGGAGGAAATCTGTGGTGTCATTGAGAAGGCCGGGATAGAACTGAATAAAGAAGAACACGATCAACTATATAAAGCCATATTATTACTGGTGGGTGGTGCAATTAACGAAGAGGCATTGCTGATAAAAAATAACCTTTCGGATGTGGAAGACAAGGATGAGGCTGTTGAAAACCTCGGATTAAAACCTACAGTGGATAAGGCAAAAAATGC